CTAGCTCAGATTTTACAACAAAGCCTTTTCAAGTAGTAACGGTTCCTGACAGTGATACTTTCACAGTAACCATGGCTAGCGCAGCAGGGACAACGGTCAACGGAAGTGGTACATCAACAGTAACACCTTACATCAAACCCGGAGCTTTAGGGTTTACTTATGGATTCGGTTGGGGCACAGGATTATGGGGAGGTGGCCAACAAGTATTTAGCACATTGAATGGAGCCTTATTAGATGATACTGCTGGAACAGGAGGATCTGGAACTTCAATTACACTTGCATCAACAACGGGATTTCCAGCAACAGGAACAATTAAGGTTGGTGCAGAATTTATTTCGTACACAGGAATATCGTCAAACGATTTAACTGGTATAACTAGAGCTGCTGCAGGAACTAGATCCGCACATGCAAACGGAGCTGGTGTTGAAGTATTTACAGGTTGGGGTATAGCATCTTTATCACAAACTCTTACAACAGATCCTGCGTCATGGTCCTTAGATAATTTTGGTGAAAAACTTATTGCTACAATTAAAAACGGTCAATCTTTTGAGTGGAACCCAATTAATTCAAATGCAAACGCATTAAATACAAGAGCTGTTGCAATTTCAAACGCACCTACAGCTTCAGTTATGTCCTTAGTTTCAGATAGAGATAGACATTTACTTATGCTAGGCACTGAGACTACTATTGGAGATACTTCAACACAAGACAAAATGTTTATAAGATTTTCTGACCAAGAAAATATAAGTGATTACACACCTACTTCTGTAAATACTGCTGGAACTTTTAGATTAGATTCTGGCACAAAAATAGTTGGAGCTGTTAAAGGAAAAGATTACACTCTTGTTTTGACTGATAACTCTGCTTACGTGATTCAATTTGTTGGACCACCATTTACTTTTTCTATTAGACAAGTTGGTTCTAACTGTGGAGCTATTGGACAACACTCTATAAAATACGTTAATGGAGCTGTATATTGGATGGGAGAATCTGGTGGTTTCTTTGTCTACGATGGTACAGTCAAATCATTACCTTGTGAAGTTGAGGATTTTGTTTTTACAACTAAGAATGGGGACAACCTTGGAGTAAATTATCAAAATGGTGAATCAGTTTATGCTGGACTAAATCATCTTTACGAAGAGATAACATGGTTTTATCCTAAATCTGGGTCTGACTTTAATGATAGATGTGTTACATTTAATTACCAAGATCGAACATGGGTAACAGGATCTTTAGCTAGAACAACTTGGATTGATGCTAATTTATATTCAGCACCATATGCTACGGAGTTTACCTCAACAGGTCTTCCTACATTTCCTGACATTCAAGGAATTACAAACATAAACGGATCTACAATATATTATGCTCATGAAGTAGGTGTAGATCAAGTGGATACAACGGGTGCAAAAACTGCTATACCTGCATTTATAGAATCAGGAGACTTTAGTTTAAATCCTGATGGAACAAGTGGTGAATTTTTTATGAGTATGAGAAGGTTTGTGCCTGATTTTAAAACTATAAAAGGAGATGCTCAAGTGACTATTTTACTAAGAGATTTTCCTAGTGATACAGAAGCATCGTCTCCGCTAGGACCATTCACGGTCACCGGATCAACTCAAAAAGTTGATACGAGAGCTAGAGGTAGATTTGCAAGTTTAAAAATAGCTAATACATCAACAGACCAAAATTGGCGGTTTGGAACTTTTAGGGCTGATGTACAACTTGATGGAATGAGGGGATAATGGATCCAATAGAAGCACAAATACAAGCACAACTTAATGCTATACAAAATCAACAAGGCTTTTCTGAATATACACCATCTTTTGAACAAAGCTTACAACCACAAGGTATTGCACCTCTTGTAGAATCACCTATGAATAGTTTTGTAGGAGGACCTACTACTATAGATCCAAAAGAGATAGGTGCAAATATTTTAAAAAACCAAGGAGTTAAATTAGTTGCACGTAAATTAGGTTTAGGTAAAGTAGGTCAAAACGTTTTAGGATCAATTGCTGGTATAACCACACTACCTTTTGCACCTTTAACAGCAGTTACAGCTTTATCAGGAGCATCCTCTGGAATAGCAAATGTTTTAAGAAACAAAAGAGTAGAAAAAGCAATTATGAGAGATATAAATAGAGACTCTCAAGGAGATATAAAAATTTACGATCAAAAGATTAAAAATATGAAACCAACAGCACAAGATATATACAGAGGTGGTGGCGGTTATAGCGGTCCTGCTAGGTCTAGATCTAGAGATACGTCAAGTTCGTCTAGTTACTCACAAGCATCTTACGCAAGAAGGACATAATGGCAAGAGTAGACATAGTTATTCCTGAACCTACCGTAATATATACTGAAGAAAACCAAAGACAAGTTACTCAGTCTTTACGAACCATGCAAGATAAACTTAACACATCGTATCAACAAGAATTAAAAAACGAACAAGATACTTTTACTTTTTTTATATCATGACAATACAGTACAAAAACCAAGGAATAAATTTAAGCACCACTGGTACAACTAGTGTTTTTACAGCACCCACTAATGCAACTATATTGATTAAACAAATACAAGTTAGCAATGGCTCTGGAAGTGCTGTAAATTTGACTGTCCAAGTGACAGATGCATCAGCTTCTACTACGTTTAGAATATTTAATGAGTCTTTGACTGGTGCAGTAACCAAAGATATTATTAATCATACGCTTATATTAGAAGCAAGTGATATATTAAAGATGACAGCTGGCACAGCAGATGAGATACAAGGTATAATTTCTTACGCACAGATAGATAGATCTCAGGAAAATGGCTAAAAAAAATATATTTGTGCAAAGTATTTTGCATGATTATTTCTTTGATGAACAATTCAACAATGAAATAAAAAAAGAATTAGAAAACTATGAGTCTGACAACACTCGTGTTATAAAATCAAATGTTGGTGGCTTTCAAACCCCAAATGTTAATAATGATTATATAAAAAATAAAATACTTTTAGAAAGTAAAAATTTAATTACCAAAGAATATAAATTAAAAAGTAAATTAATCTTTTCTTTGACAGGTATTTGGATAAACAAAAATAAAAAAAATGATTTCAATACACCTCACGTTCACATTAAGTCAAATTTTTCTGGAATATATTTCTTAGAAACTACAAAACAAAACGGCACTTTACAATTTTATG